CGGAAACATCATATTGTACAAGGAACATTTCGTTGATACCTAATGTCGATTCTTGTACAGGATAAAGATGTGCGATTTCGGGGAATAATACATTATGTACGGATTCTTGTAAACAATCATATGCATTCCATTGTGGTAGTATTTCATTATCAGTAGTAGGAGAATCGTAATGACGTTTTGTGGTCCAACCATGTTTGGATGCATAATCCAAACCTTCCTTCAGTATTGTATCACATTGACCGTGTGTTAATAAATTTCGTATTACCGTATATTCACGATTCTGGTCATCTATGTATAAGCGTTTGCATATAGGATCTGTAGAGTTTACTTGGAATGCGAATAATTCAATATAGATGTAGCTAATAAACACAAAAGCAATTAGAATCCATATTACTGTAGTAAACCCTGATTCTGAATCCGAATCAATATCCATATTTGTGGCGTAGTATGTGATATGAATTATATGATAGAAACATGTATTTTTTTGTATATTTTACTACATGTTACTATATGTTACTATATGTTTGTTTTTTGTACGGTTCCAAGTGGGATAGGCTGTAAAGAATCTGGGATTGATTGTATTACATGGTTGATTGTCTGTAGTTCGGATGGACGAATGAATACAATAAATCCAATGCCACAATTAAATACTTTTTTCATTTCATCGATGGAAATATTTCCATGGGTTTGTAGCCAATTGCACCAATCTGGTAGAATAATATCATTAATCGATGGTAGACATAAATCGGAAGGTATCACGCGTTTCAAATTTTCGGTAAGACCGCCACCAGTGATATGGCACATTCCTGTAATAATACAGATACGTTCTAGATGTTTGACAGGTTCCAAAAAGGCGGAATGTGGTGTAGTAAAAACATCCATGAGTTGAGTGGATGGTGGTTGTGAGTTGAGAGATGCATCATGGATTATTTTACGGATTAATGTGTAGCCGTTTGTTTGTGGTCCGCTGGAAGCGAATCCAATGGCGATATCGCCTTCGTGTACACCCTGTAAATCAATATGAATTGTTTTCTCTCCAACAATGGTTCCGACCATATCCATATGTCCGTCTTTATATACAGATGGCATTTCGGCGGTTTCCCCGCCTAACAAGGAGCATCCGACTTGCTTGCATGCATCACAACAACCTTTTACAAAACTGGTACAATCATCTAGATTGATAGAACCGCTTGCAATGTAATCAAGAAAAAACATAGGGGTTCCACCTTGTACAAGAATGTCATTAATACTATGATTTACGATATCATGACCACAATTGTAATAGTTGCCAGTATATTCTTTTACAAGAATGCCTTTGGTTCCAACGCCATCTGTAGATGCGACTAATACATTGTCATGGTATTTGTACTGACCACCGAAATTGCCATGATGTCCGAGAACATTAGAATCATAAGTGGATTCTACATCGTGTTTAATATTCTGTACAAATGTGTTGCCTTTGTCAATATCAACTCCGGTGGTTTTATATGTCAAATGGGTATCCATTATGGAAGGCTAGAATGTACAGTAGTATGTAAAAAAACATCCATATACGTTTTTTACATGTTTTTGTTTGGGTTTTTGTTTGGGTTTTTATGAATTTGATTTGTTCACGATAATAGTAGGAATATGTGTAGTAGTGTGATTAGGTACAATAATCTGTCTATTGTTTGTGTTTGTGTCTGTGTTTGTGCTATTCATCGTTTCATCTAATGTATCTAATTGTGCAATTAATGTGGCAGATAATGTTGGTGTTGTGTTCGAATTTGCATGAGAAGTCGAATTAGAATTGGTTCCATTTTCTTTTTTGTGGCGTGATTGAGGAGCACGATGTTCGCATCCGCTAATACGCTCATTTTGTACGGTTTCCCATGCGGTTTGTACGGTAGAAATTATACTGGTGAACCAGGTTTCGTTGCGTTTGATAAGTACACAGGAATAATTCAGTAGATACCAATAGCTGATATTGTAAACAACATAATGACCATCATATTCAAGTTTTTGTGAATCAATCCATGTATCGATTTCGTGAACCGTATTATATTTTACAGGACTATGAATGTATATACTGCCATCGTTATCGTCAGGTTGTTCGCCATTATATACAAGGTAGAGGGAACAACCGCGGTATTCAGGGGTTTTATCGCCATGTTCAGTACCATCAATGAATGCTTGTCGGCAGGTGTATTGTTTGAATTCGGTTTCTACAAAATCGCATAAATCGAGATTACAGACTTCCATTTGGATTTGGGTTTGTATCCAATAATCATCTTTTGGGATACCATTAATGTGACGGCTAACTACATTTTTGATTTCGACCATACGTCCGTATTTTACTAGATTGGTTGGGTCATCATTGATGCCATCAGGGGAGGCACCAATAGGTAATGTAGGATCGGAATGACGGATGCAACCGTAATTGGTGTTTACAGTAGTATTGTACATGTGTTCGTATATCATTACAGTAAGAGGTTCATATTTGATGCCCCAATTCCGAGGGTTACTTGTATCTTCTGGGACACATGGTGGTCCAAGTTCGATATGTTCGGGTAATGGCATGCATTTTTCGTAGATTATACTATTGTACTGGGCGGTTGTGCGAAATAATTTCCAGATGCTACTTGCACTGAAGCAATTGTGGCGTATTTCGTGCCATTCACGACTGCGTTGTATCTGTACAGGTAATTGATTAAGATGGTTGATGGTTTCTTGTGTGATGATGTACTGCATGCTGGTTAGCTCTTCGTCGTCTTGAAATGGAATGGTGATTATGGTGTCATTGTCGTCGTCACTGTCGTTATGATGGTGTTCATTGTCTTTGTCTTTGTCATTATCTAAAGGTAGTTTTTGATTGGTGACAAAATGATGTTCGCTTGTGCATATTTGACGTGGGGGAATATTGTAGAAATCCAGGAGACTATGTACAGATTCTTTGGCTTTTTCCATCCAATATATTTCGGGGTCATATTGTACAGGATCATCTACATCTGAAACGGAATTATGAAACCAGCCTTGTTGTGTCCCTTCATATTCGATTTGTTCGTATAAGTCTTGGATGAATGTGTGAACGAATTTCGAAGAGTACATGTGTATTGCATATAATTCAAGATATGTCTCGGCGTTATCCTGTATAGATTGTTCAATATCACTAATTTCATCTTCGGTGATTTGAGAGAATATGGGTATATCACGTGTGTATGTGTACAGTGACATAGAAATATCCGCGAGTTGTTTTTCCATAAGAGAATAATCCATTTGTACAGGTACAATATTACGGGAGATACACAGTAAGAGTATTGTGGTAATGTGATAAGAAGAGAATTGTATTGTGTTGTAAAAGTCGGGTATGTTTATGTAGATATATTCTGTAAAAAATAGTACAAGGTATATCAATTTTTGGAAGTATTCTTTTCGGTAAAACGTCGTGGGGTGAGAGATTTCAAAGTGGATTGGCGGTCATTTGTACGAATAGTGAACATTTTATTGGTTGGATGAAAAAATAATCCAGGAATATCTTCAATTTCACATGAAGTTCGATTATAGACAACATCTTTTACTTTAGATAATTTCTTGGCATCTAATGATTCACTTAAAAATCGTTTTAATGATTTGACATCTTTTACAGATAAGGCATTTTCTTTCCCATATGTTTCTGCATATTTATGTAATATCTGTACACGAATGGTTCGATTCAATTTGGTCCAGGTTTCTTTACTGTTTTGTTGAGTTTCCATTTCGAGTATGTCATCTACGGTTTGGTTGACCGTTTCAGTAATTGTGTCAGATTCACTATTATTACTTGTGGTGGGTGGTAATGTGACAGATTCAGGGGATGATATTTCTGTAAAGGATATGTCTGATGTGGAAGATGAAGTAGTAAGCATATTGTGTAGTAAAATAAGGTATTAACAATCAATGAATGGATTAAGATAATTGGAAAATAGAGAGGTACAAACTATATTCGTCTTCTGATTCTTATATATACTTTTCGAGAGAACCATTTAAGTGGATTTGTTTACAGAAGTATAAGTCGTGTGATTACTATGATGGAACCCACAGAAACAATGGAACCCGTAGAAACCAAAGTAATTATATTACCAGATATGACGAAATCGGCAAAAACGAAGAAGAGAACTAGTAAAAAAACAGATGAAAATGGGACATTGGGGTCGGGGGCGAAGCCCCCTCCGAGAGAACGTGTGATAACAAAATCGAAGAGATGGATTACAAATGTATTTGAAAATGAACAAGCGGATTTGGATATACCGAAACAATATGAGTTATTAGAAGAAATACGAGACAATTTCCATGATACACGTAAAAATCCATTATTATCTTCATCGGCTGCATTTTTATATGCAGAAATCCGTAAAAAACTACATAGTTATCGGCATCAAGATGTATTGAAACATAAATTCGATGCAAGAAATTTCATTGATCCATTATACACAATAAACAAATTGTTGGATTCCAATCTCATATGTTTTTACTGTAAAAAAAATGTATTCATTTGGTATGTCCATGCACGTGAGCCAAATCAATGGACGGTGGAGAGAATATCGAACGAGATTGGGCATAATCGAGAAAATATTGAAATCTCATGTTTATCATGTAATTTGTCTCGTCGGCTTATGTATCACGAAAAGTATCGTTTTACAAAACAATTAGTTATTGCCAAGCAGGATCATACAGAGGATACTGTAAAAGACTGTGAGACAAAAACCGATATAAATGTCTCGGATGTAGGTTGCAAATAGATAAGAAAATGCAGCGATTACCAATACATCAAGGAATCAAAGAAAAGCTGGACCATTTTATGGCATCAAATCGTATCCCACATATGTTATTTTACGGTCCATCTGGTTGTGGGAAGAAAACCGTATTACACGAATTCTTACGGAAAATATATCGAGAGAACGCGCAAACAATGAAAACGAATGTAATGTATGTGAATTGTGCACACGGGAAAGGTATTAAATTTATACGTGATGATTTGAAATTCTTCGCAAAAACCAATGTGCATTTGAATGGTGGGTTTTCATTCAAATGCGTTGTTTTACTGAATGCAGAGCAATTAACAGTAGATGCACAATCTGCACTTCGGCGTTGTATCGAAATATATAGTGATAATACACGTTTTTTCATTATTGTAAAAAATAAGCAGAAATTATTACAACCCATTTTGTCTCGTTTTTGTGAAATGTATGTACCATTACCAACACATCCAATCAAACATGTACCTATGAATTTACATCAGTGGAATTTGCAACAAGTATTCGGTGGATTCTGTACAGAATTAGAAAAGGGAAAACTCGAGACAATACATCAGTTATATGAAACTCATTGTGCATCTTTTACAGAACCATCACATATGATTTGTGTACAATTCGTAAAAGAATTATATGACCATGCAATATCATCTTATGATTTATTACAGTATATCAATGAATATGGAAACCAATGGGATGATTATGAAAAATCGAATTGTGTAATGTGTTTTTCCAAGATTAAATCCGAATATCGATGCGAAAAAATGCTAATGTTGTATATTATGGATTTCATGTATCATAGAAGTACAACCGACTTGACTGATTCTGCCTTTTTATAGAGATTTCCATGTATTTCGTGAAAATTCAATATTATTGAATAAATTGTAAGACCCGAAAAGGATTTAAGAATACAATAAATTATACACAATATTTCTTTTACTGGATAATAACAAAAATGGACGATTTTGTCATTTCCAATTTGCACGAATCGAAAAACGAATGGTGTGGGCGTTTAGTAAGTATTCTTTCTCCATTAGTCGTAGAAGGTGTACAATCCATTTACAATGAATCATGGAATATGTGTGTCGAAAACGGGGAAATGTCCAAATATTTGATGACATTCCAAAA